AGGTAGTATATAAGAAAAAGTCACTAGATAATGGTGGTACAAGGATGATACCAAAGGATGATACATTCAATCCACCTGTAGAAATGATGGAGGAAGGTGGATTTGAAAAGGTAGAGAAGACTATTGATGTATGGTATGAGGGTATCATGGTTATGGGTACTAACTATCTTCTTAAGTGGGAGATGGCTCAAAATATGGTAAGACCTAAGTCATCATCACAGCACGCTATGCCAATGTTTGTAGCTTGCGCACCAAGAATGTACAAGGGTGTTATTGAGAGTTTGGTAAGAAGGATGATACCTTTTGCTGACCTTATTCAGATAACACACTTAAAGCTACAGCAGGTTATCAATAGAGTAGTACCTGATGGTGTATTCATTGACGCTGACGGACTTAACGAGGTTGACCTAGGGACAGGTGCGGCATACAATCCTGAGGATGCCCTAAGGCTATATTTCCAAACAGGTAGTGTAATCGGTAGGAGCTTTACGCAAGATGGTGAGTTTAACAACGCTAGGGTTCCAATTACTCAGCTTACGTCAAACTCAGGTGCTGCCAAGACACAGATGTTGATAGCCAACTACCAGCACTATATGGACATGATCAGGACCGTAACAGGTCTTAATGAGGCTAGAGATGGCTCAAAGCCTGACCCTAACTCATTGGTAGGTCTACAGAAGTTAGCAGCTCTTAACTCAAATACAGCTACGAAGCATATCTTAGATAGTGGTCTATACATCTATCGTACCTTAGCAGAGGCAATTACTTACAGGGTTGCTGACATATTAGAGTACGCTGACTTCAAAGAGGACTTCGCTACAAGGATAGGTAGATATAACGTGTCAATACTAAACGATATTAAGGATTTATACTTATATGATTTCGGGATATTTATTGAGGTCTCTCCGGACGAAGAGCAAAAAGCACAACTCGAAGCGAATGTCCAGATGGCATTATCTAAAGGCGACATTAATCTTGAGGATGCTATCGACATTAGAGAGCTTAAGAACATAAAGCTAGCGAACCAATTACTTAAGGTTAAGAGGGTTAAGAACGCTGAGAGAGAGGAGAAGATGCAAATGCAAAAGCAGGCTATGGTTTCTCAACAGCAATTACAGTCTCAGCAAATGGCTGCACAGACAGCAGTTCAAAAGATACAGCTTGAGGCACAGGCTAAATCTCAGGTTATACAAACAGAGGTAGAGATGCAGATGAAGAAGATGGAATTTGAGGCTGGTATAAAATCACAACTGATGGCTGAAGAATTCCAATACAATGTTAAGATGCACGAGATGCAGTCAGGTCTTCTTACAAACAGGGAGAAAATGAAGGAAGATGAGAAGAATAAACGTATTGGCATTCAGAATACACAGCAGTCAAAACTGATAAATCAGAGAAAAAACAACCTACCACCAATGGACTTTGAGTCCAACGAGGATAGCTTAGATGGCTTTGATTTAGCAGAATTTAACCCTAGATAATATAATATAATTAAATTTTTATATTTTTGTAACAAATAAAATCTAATCAAATGGAATTTAAAGCAGTAAAGTTAGTAGATGCAGAACAAAAAAGTGTTCAGGAGGTAGAAAGAGAACTATTAGAGCAACACGAACAACAGTTTCAAGCTCAAGATGAATCTTATCAGCAACAGGAGCCTGTTGTTAATGATACACCTGAATATGAACTAAGAGAGGAAGATGTTCTTTCATATATAGGTAAAAGATATAATAAGCAGATTAATTCATTTGATGATTTGATATCTGAGCGCAGTGCCGCTGAGGATATGCCTGAGGATGTAGCTGCTTATATGAAGTATAGAAAAGAAACAGGCAGAGGATTTGAAGACTTTCTCAAGTTGAACAAAGACTTCGATGCAATGCCGGAAGAGCAGCTTTTAAAAGATTATCTATTATCAACTCAAGAGGGTCTTGATGAAGACGATATTGATATGATGATGGATGATTACCGATTTGATGAGGACTTGGATGACGAGTCTTATATCAAGAAGGTAAAAGTTGCTAAAAAGAAAGCTGTCAATGAAGCAAAAAAATTCTTCAACACTCAGAAAGAGAAATATAAAACGCCCCTTGAGTCAAGCACGGCAGGAGTTTCTAAAGAAGAAAAAGAGGAGTTTGATGCTTATCGTCAGTACATGAGTCAGGCTAGGACTATAGAAGAGGAAAACAGTCGTAAACGTCAATGGTTTGATCAAAAGACCAACGAAGTGTTTGATGGAGGATTCAAAGGTTTTGAGTTTAATATCAACAATAAAAAGATAATGTTTACTCCAGGAGAAGCTGCTGAACTTAAAAAGATACAATCAACTCCTGCGAACTTTATAAATAAGTTTTTGGATGAGAGTGGCTTGATAAAAGATGCAGCAGGATACCACAAGTCATTGGCTGTGGCTATGAACCCTGAAAGGTTTGCCAAGCACTTCTATGAGCAAGGATTGGCAGATGCAGCTGACGACTTTATGCGTAAGACTAAGAACATAAATATGTCTGAGCGTAAGGCTACTGAGGCTACTAGGGGTAATGATGGGTTTCAGGTTAAAGAGATTAATCCTGACCATGGAAGAAGTTTAAAAATCCGAAGTATAAAAAAATTGTAAAAATTAAATTATTTTAAAAAATGGCTGGTAATTTATTAGGAACTCCTACTTATGCGCTGCAACCATCAGCGGAAAGGGTAGCATTACAAACAAATTATATCACTAACTTCAATTTCTTGAATCAGTATCTTCCTGATACTTATGAGAAGGAATTTGAACGTTATGGTAATAGAACGATTGCATCATTCCTACGTCTTGTAGGTGCTGAAATGCCTTCTAATTCTGACCAAATCAAATGGGCAGAACAAGGTCGTTTGCACATTAAGTACACAAATGTTTCTACCCCAGCAGGTACAGCTTCACCAACAGCTACCTTTACTGTAAATCAAGGTACAAACGATGGTATCTCAAGTGTTGCTATTCGTGTTGGGCAAACAGTTATGATTCAAAATAACACTACAGGTGTGTTTAACAAAGCAATTGTAACTGCTGTTACTCAAACAGGTAGCCCTACTGTAGCAGGTACGTTTGCAGTAGCTTATTATGAAGGTGGTGGTCAGGCATTCGCAGGTTCTACTCAGTGTACTGTATTTATCTATGGTTCTGAATTTAAAAAAGGAGATATCGGAATGGTAGGCTCTTTAGAATCAGAAGACACAATCTTCTCTAACAAGCCAATTATCCTTAAAGACAAGTACGCTGTTAATGGTTCTGACATGGCTCAAATCGGTTGGGTTGAAGTAACAACTGAAAACGGTGCTACTGGATACCTATGGTACTTAAAATCTGAACATGAGACACGTCTTCGTTTTGAAGATTATATGGAGACTGCAATGATTGAAGCTGTACCTGCTGCTGCTGGTTCTGGTGCTTTAGCTGCTTTAGGTGGTGTTGCCGGAGGGTCTGAAGGTGTATTCTTCGCTGTTGAAAGTCGTGGTAATGTATGGGGAGCTGGACTACCAGCAACACTTGCTGATTGGGATTCAATCGTACAGCGTTTGGACAAGCAGGGTGCTATTGAAGAAAATGTAGTATTTGTTAATCGTGAATTAAGTTTTGCAATTGACGGTATGCTTGCAGGCTTGAACGGTTTAGGTACAGCTGGTACGGGTGGTACTGCTCCTTCTCAAGGTGCATCATTTGGTTTGTTTGACAATGACGTAACAATGGCGTTGAACCTTGGATTCTCAGGATTCAGACGTGGTTATGACTTCTACAAATCTGACTGGAAATACTTGAACGACCCAACAATGCGTGGTGGTTTAAATGGTACTATTGCTACTGCAACAGGTACAATCACAGGTCTATTAGTACCTGCTGGTTCTACATCAGTTTATGATCAAATCATGGGCAAAAACGCTAAGAGACCATTCTTACACGTTAGATACCGTGCTTCTGAGACTGAAGATCGTAGATACAAGACTTGGATTACAGGGTCTGCCGGTGGTGCTGCTACTAGTGACTTAGATGCTATGGAAGTAAACTTCTTATCTGAGCGTTGTATCTGTACTTTAGGTGCTAACAACTTCGTTCTTTTCAGATTCGGTTAATAGTTTTAGTGATTGTCGGAGGGTGTTTTGGCGAACACCCTCCTATTTTTAAATCTAATCAAATTAAATATTATGTCAGAAGTAAAAAAAATAGTACCTGTAAATAAGGTATATAGATTAAAAAACGGAACACCATTATCATATACGTTGGCATCTAGAAATCATCCTAGGTTTCCATTGATGTGGTATGATGAAAATAAAAATGTAAATAGAGTATTAAGATATGCCTCTAATCAAAAGTCTCCATTTGAAGATGAACAGGATGGAAATGCAATACTTGATCCAATTATATTTGAAGATGGTTTCCTTTCGGTTCCTAGAACAAATCCGGTATTGCAATCTTTTTTGCATTATCATCCTATGAATGGGATAGTATTTGAAGAAGTTGATAAAGAGAAAGAGGCGAAAGATGAAATGGAAAACTTAAATGTTGAAGTTGACGCTTTGATTAAAGCAAGAGAACTTACTATAGATCAACTTGAAATGATGACAAGGGTATTGTTTGGTAAAGACCCATCAGTTATTACAACCGCTGAATTAAAAAGGGATGTATTGGTATTTGCTAAGAGTAATCCACATGACTTCTTACAAGTTATTAATGATCCTGAGTTGAAGTACCAATCTAAAATAATGATGTTCTTTGAAAAAAGATTATTGAACCTTAGAAATAATGATAAAGAGATAT